AGAAGGATACCGGAAAATCCTTCTTGGTCCGTGATATCCTGTTTCACAACCAAGATGCGTTCCCTATTGGAACTGTGATTTCCGGAACAGAGGTGGCTAACCGCTTCTTCCAAGATATGGTTCCCTCCAAACTCATTCATGACAAGTACAAACCTGAAATTATCATGAACGTCATTCGGCGTCAGCTGGCTCTCAAACAGCAGAGGGGGTCTGGAGGTGCCGGATCAAACGTAGATCCTCGTGCGTTCTTGATTCTCGACGACTGTCTCTACGACGCGTCATGGATCAAAGAGGAATCTACCCGCTACGTGTTCATGAACGGCCGTCACGTTGATCTTTCCACCATGATTACCATGCAGTACCCCCTCGGTATTACTCCCAATCTCCGTACCAACGTAGATTTCGTGTTCATTCTTCGTGAAAACATCCTGGGAAACCGCCGGCGTATCTACGAGAATTACGCAGGTATGTTTCCTTCCTTTGAGATGTTTTGTCAGTTCATGGACCAGTGCACAGAAAATTATGAGTGCCTCGTAATCTGTAATTCGTCGAGCTCGAACAAATTAGAAGACCAGGTGTTTTGGTATAAAGCATCTGACCACCCCCAGTTCCACATGTGTGCCGATTCTCTGTGGATCGACAACAAGCCGTTTATGTCCACCATGCTGGCAGCCAATGATTACAACGCCGAACTTGCTTCACAACGTAAGGGACCGTCAGTGTGGGTGCGAAAGGAAAAACACGGTTAAGACCACATCCGAGCATACTCGTGGGTTCCGAACTTCTCGGGGAAGTCCTTACTTCCAGGGAAGTTCTCGTCGGCGGGGCGATCTGTATTGTAGTAAAAGAACTTATATGGCAGGAGAGCGTACTTCTCCCCCGTAGGTGGAGTATTCCAGAATGCCCGTCCCATCAATCCAGGTCCAGTATGAAAATGTGGTTCCCCTGTATTCAGAGGTGCCACGTAAAGATCCTTGCACGCCCGCTGTAGGACAGGGTGGTGCGGAACCGCTGCAAAGAATCCAACCGCCATGTACCCCCATGTCACGTCAATGTCGTGGCACAGAACAAGCTTCTTGTTCAGTTGGATTATCGGTTCAAGAGATGCTGCAGGAGTTACGTCTGCGTCCATGTATACTCCGCCGTACTTTTCCACAATAAAGTACTTCATGATGTCGCACTTCTGAACTCCGGTATTACTCTCGTGAATCCGAACAAGAATATCGTCGGGAAACTCACCGTTGTGAATATCGTTGTTCGTCCACAGGCGAAACGTCCAAGAAGGCATAAGCTGCTTCCACGTCTCAAAATTGCGAACCGCAAACTCAGGCATGGGGTTCGGGCCTACCCACACCATGTGGAAAAGACGGGGAATTCCCACTCCCAGAATCTCTGAATCTGTTAAATACTGTAGATGATCCGCCATTTTATGTAGAATATGGAAACGACTTAAACGATTTTTAGTCTACTCCCTCATCGCTCCCTCCGCCGGGTGAACGGGCTTTGCGAGATCCTGCAGCTGGTTCTGTTCCGCCCGACGCTTGGCGTTCTCCTCCTTCTGGGCCTTTACCGACGCCTCACGCTCCTCCGCAAAGAACAGCTCGCGATTGGCCTCGTTCTCCTTGTACTTCCGCATGATCTCGTTGAGCTGCGAGTTCGCATACTCCACATTCTCCATGAGGTGCTCGGACGGCTCCCACGGCAGCCAGCAGCCCATGCGGCCGATCATGAGGTTGTCCTTCGGGTACTTCCGCTGGAGAACCTTGCACCACAGCTGAGCCTCCTCATACGACGGGAACGCACGGCGGACCTTGACGCCGCGGATGTTGCACTGGAAGCTGTTCGCCCGGTCAAAGGACTCCTGCACCTCCTTCTCGTGCTTGAGGAGGAACACCTGGTACTGCTCTGGGACATCAGAGTTCTTCAGCTCGTTGCGGTGTGTCTTCTCGAAGTCGTGGACGTCCTTCATGACATCATCGATCTTGAGCGAGTACTTCTTCGCAATGTAATCGGCCAGGTGCTCCAGGCCCTTCACCTTGAAGTCGTAGTCCGTCCACTGCAGGAACTTCTTGAAGAAGTAGTCCTGCTTCCGCTCAATGACCTTCTCGGGCGAGATGAAGGACACAATGCAGTAACGCTGGTTGGGGAGCTCGGGGTCCTCGTCGAGGTAGTCCACCACACCGTCCTCGTCCGTCTTGGGAAGCTCAACCTTCTTGCGATCCGTGCTCATTTATTTATATCTATTGACCCCCACTCTCAAAACGACTTTTTCCCGCGGCGGTTATTCAGTGAATTTCAAGATGAGGACACCTCCTCCGATCATCGCAATCGCAATATAATCGTGGAGGTGCAGCCGTTCCTTGAAGTAGAGGACTCCGACCGTCGTCGTCGCCATGACCGACAGTCCCGACCACAGTGCGTTCGTGAAGGCCATCCCAGTTAGTTTGAAGGTTTGAATCAGCATCAATCCGACCATCGAATAAAAGAAGACGCCGAGGAGGTAGAACCGCCAATCTTCAAGGGACGACTTGAAGCAGCTCATCGCACACACTTCGAGTGTTACGATGGCTAGAACGTAAAGAACAATAATCACATAGGACGAGAACATTCCTTACTTACTTATTCCCAACCCACCTGAATTTTTCTCCTTCATCAAGTATAAACAAATGTCCGATTCCTCTGCCAAGGCTGCCCCCGCCCCGTCTGTTGGCATTGATGTTGCCGACCTGGTCAAGCGTCTAGTCAAGTACGCCCTGGAGGGCCTCGCCGTCGCCGTCGCCTGCTACCTGCTGCCGGGCAAGAAGCTCCGCGTCGACGAGATCGGCACGATCGCCCTCACGGCCCTCGCCGTGTTCGCCATCCTCGATATCTATGCCCCCTCGGTCGGCTCCTCGGCCCGCACGGGTGCCGGCTTCGGTATTGGTGCCAACCTCGTTGGATTCCCCGCCCGCTTTTAAGACAGCGAGCTCGTATATGTAAAGAAGAATGTTCCGGCATAACGGTAGGTGGTATATCGTAAAGCCCCATGTTCTAGGTGAACCCGAGCGTCAAACACATAGTCTTATGTGGAACTTGGCTTCTGGTACTCCTCAGCACCAAGCGTATCGAGAGTGGTATGCTCGCGAACGGAAAATAACGTCTGTTCTCTATCCTAAATAAATACCAGATGGACGTCTTGAAAACAGGCCTCATTGCCAGTGGAGTTACGTTGGTAACTCTCCTAGTCTTTGTCGGGCTCTACTGGGTCTTTCGTGGATATCCCCCCGCCAGCCGCATGATCGTAGAGGAGGTCAAGGAAATTGGTATACCCGATGACAAAGCTCACCTTCTCTTCTTTTATACGGAATGGTGCCCCTACTCCCAGGACGCTATCCCCGTAATGAACAGTCTCTCGGCGATTCTCAAGGATCGGACGTATGGCGGGAAAAAGATTGATATCCAGCATATCAATTGCGAGTCAGACAAGAAGTGCGGGGAGTTCAAGGTTGACTCATACCCAACATACAAGCTCCAAACATCGTCCAGGACATTCGAGTACGTTGGCCCGCCCAAGACTGAAGTCCTACGCGAGTTTCTTGTTGAGGCGGTCGGTCCTGAACTCGCGGTAGGCGGTTCGTCCGATACCGATTAAGTGCCGGACAACATCCTCCGAGTTCCAGAAACTTACCATCTGTGCCCCATCTTCAACAAGTAAACAAGTATTGTCGTGATACTCAGTTTTCGTTGCGTAAGTCTCCTTAATAGCCTTACAGAACGGAACCATCCCCAGATAATTGTCCAGAGTTACCCTGCGTTCCTGTGTTGTCAGCAGGAGCAGGGTGTGCGGCCGCTTTTTAGAAGGTATGACATCCATGATTTTCTGGCAAAGAAGGGCACCGTCGACAAACAGGTGCTCCTGAATCTCGTGCGGCGTGAAAATGTACGGCAACGAAAACGATGCCCGCAGTGCGTCCCATACCCGAATGCTCTGTCCGAATATCGTGATTTTCAGGGTTGACAGGTCCGAAGCAATAATGTGCAGAGGTATAGCGGCGTCCCCGATACGCAGGGTCGAGAATTCAAGGCCACGCTTCTTGAATTCCCGGTCAAGCAGGGCGTAGATTTTAGAGCCGTCGTCGATCCCATTTGTCTGGGTGAGACTGAGGAGGCTTTGGAGACGCAGGGGATTGAACGCGTCCTGCATATTCCCTAAGAGCTCAGTAAGAAGATTCAGTTCGTCCACTGAAAACTCGAACGCGATCAGAGTTGCAATGAGGGCTCCGATGGAAATGCCGTACACTCCGTCCGTGAACACCGAACTGAGGTACTGTTCTCCCTCCTGCTCCGCGAGTTCTTGGAGTGCACCTACCTGTAGAGATCCACGCATTCCTCCACCGTTCAAACCTAGAACCGTGTATTTCATTGATGCTTCTTTTCTGCGTGTATGAAAATGCTTCGGGCCAAAGACCTGTGGAAGCAGGAGGATGAACGCAAGACCGCAAAAATGCAGGCTATGCGTCCAGTTCTGTCAAACCTATCATCCCAACTCAAAACCTACGCTATTCAGAACCCCTCCGCCCCTTATTTTGTCTACGATGTTCCCTCCTTTGTGTTTGGGTACCCTCTTTATGACCACCTGGAAGCTGTGGAGTATGTCAGGGACGCTCTTACCGAACAGGGATTCCAAGTATGGGTGACTCCAACTCTGACTCTGGTGATTTCCTGGATCAAGCCGCTGAATACTCAACCTAGGTTACGTGCTCCTCCCCGCTCTGGGGCCGATTACCGTCCCTTTGTGTATGACGACTCTGCTATGGATTTCCTGCGTCATTCCATGACTCGATAAAAACGGACATTTGTACACACGACATGGCTGAAGTAGCAAGACAGGGAATGTGTGATCATCCGGAGAAGGGAGTTCTGGTTGATGAGGGACAGAGAGTATGTACGTCGTGTGGAACAATTATGGAGCAGACGATTGATGAAGGTGCGGAGTGGAGATATTACGGTGCCGAAGACCGCAATGAAGATCCCTCGCGTGTCGGCTTGACCATCAATCAACTGCTTCCCGACTCGTCGTACGGGTCTATGGCGATGAACAGGAAAGTATCGTCGCCCGCATTCAAGAGCATTCAGCGTTTATCCGCCTGGTCTCTCGCCTCGCATTCTGAGCGGTCGTGGCTGTCGGCTCTTGAAACACTGAATCAGTACGCTTACCGCCACGGGTTCACGAAAGCCATTCTTCAGGAAGCGTGTGCTCTCTTTCGGAGCCAGACAGAAGCCCTGAAACTGCGTGGTGAAACTAGGAGGGCTCTGATGGGTGCCGTGTTCTTCGTCGCATGTCGTCGTATGGGTGTATCACGGACGCACGAAGAAATGTCTGAGATTGTCAATGTCTCGACCCGTTCCCTTTCCAAAGCTATTCAGACGTTCGGCCTCCACGCCGAAGAGAATCCTCTTCTGAAAACCCAGCTGTCCCTGGCAGAGCGGATGATGAACGGGCTGTCGATACAGGAACATCAGCGAACGGAGATTCTAGGGACGATTCAGGATATCTTCAAGTCCCCCGACGAGGAACTGGAACATACACCGAAAGTCATGGTGTCGGGAATGATTGCCAGAGTCTTGTGCCACGACAAAACGAAGGCGGAGATCCGGGCGTTTCTCAAGGATTTCTCAAAGCATTCGGGAGTGTCGGTTGTATCGATTCAAAAGGTCATGAACGGTGTTTAGTTATTGACGTTGTAATATGTATTACCACCACCAAGATTGGTGGCTTTTACCAGTAGGATACTGTAAAAGGCACTCAAAGTAAATAATCCTAAGGCATCAGGATCTAGATTTGGCAGTGTTGCTATGCCCGTGCTATATAAAAAGTTAACATTACATGGGCTGGAGTTCGTTATTCTCCATGATGTTCCAACTGGAAGAAGGATAGGATCTGATGGAAAAGCGAGTTGAGTTGGAAAGGTGTCGCTATAAGTTGTAGGAAAAATGAATATATCTCCTCTACCCGTATCCGGTAAGACTATCGTAAAAACTGGTGGAGAAAGAAGGGTTATAGGGATGGGGGCGGTAGTGATAGTAATGATAGTACCATCAAGACCAAGAACAGGTGTGACTCCAATACCCGTGCCCCCTGATATTGTTACTTGCCCCGCGAGGCTGTTCACTGTTCCCACAATTGAATCTACAAGCATTCCAGACATATTAATTGAACCTGTGACACCGATGTTAGTTGTACTGACCGATGTTGCTGCAGTTATGCTTGATAGGGTCATTACGCCGTTCTGGAGCGTGATGCCAGAAATGACACTCTGCTGGCTACCAGGGATAAACAACGCGGATGCAGATACGACATTACCCTGAAATTTTACCCCTCCGATTGAACTTAAGTAATCACTATCCGTATCGATGGACTCTGCAGTTACGGTATTCGACGAAAGTATCACACCTCCATACGTTCCAGAGACAGTTGATTCAATCCTTATATTGTTTCCAGACCTACCTATCGAAATATTGCTTCCAGCGACGAGAGTGATGGCTCCCGACAGAGTATTCAGCGTTGTGACTCCTCCGATAGTTCCACCCGTCGATCCCGATACTCCTATGACGATAGTGTTTCCGGACGTATACAGCGAAATATTTGTTCCGGCGGAAAGAGTGATGGCTCCTGAGAGAGAATTCAGCGTCGTAACTCCTCCGCTGATGCTGCTTCCACCAGTTGATCCCGATACTCCAATCACGATACTGTTTCCAGAGGTGTACAGCGAAATATTGGTTCCGGCGGTGAGGGTGATGGCTCCTGATAGTGAATTTATACTATCAACGCCCGCCGCTGCACCTGCAGTATATGGCACGCCATTGATCGTGAGAGACGCGGCACTGATATTCTGGTTCTGGAATATTATTCCGCCAACCGAGTGGGGCAGGGTGGGATCGGTAGTCGTCAACGTTCCAGTCATGACCGTGAAGTTTCCGTTGCTCTCCAATTTTAGCCGCTGTGTCAGGGTGCCTCCCGCACAAAAAACCAGATTGGTGTTTCCTCCCAACGCTCCCATCTGAATATCCGCATTTCCAACTGTTGTTGGAACTCCATTCACGAAAAAGGAGTTTGAACTCGATGTGTACCCCGATGTCGTCATAATGATCGAAGACTTGAACTGCGACGATCCGTTAACAACCAGTGAGAACCCCGGAAATTGGGCGGAGGTTCCAACGCTCAACTGCCCCGACTGCGTGATTCGCATCGTTTCTCCGAACGCTGCATTTGAAAATCCAATGACGTTGGACGCTGGGTTCGTGATTGTTCCGCCAAGAGAGAGGGAGACGAAAGCGGCTGCACTGATCGAGTATCCTACCATATTCACGTTTGCCGACGCAGGGTAACGTGCCCATGCCGGAACACCGCCCGATAAATTGATGAAGTTTCCACGTAAGTAGTACGCCGACACATTGAGCAACCCGTTCGGTGCGTCAATTGTGAACGCGTTCGTAGTATTTCCTCCCACAAACGTCAGCTTGGAAACGGTGGTAATTGAATTCGAATTCATGACCAGGTTCGATGTCGCCACGTAGTACGACCAGTTCTGGAGATCCGAGAGCGTCATTGTTGGGGCTCCGTTCACTGTCAGTAGGAATCCCGTCGTCGAATTGCCCACCGCCACATTTCCCGGAAGCTGGGTGTTCACAATCGCGTGGTAATACCCGTTGCTGAACTGGTACTGCGGAACGAAAATATTCTTCAAGGCATTCAGATCGTTTGTCGCAGTGTAGGTGGCCGGAGGCGGTGCCACGCTCATCTCGTATTGTTTTTATTACACGGAAAGGATTTAACTACTTTCTGCGTGATATATACATCACAATGGCAACCCTCGGCGATCGGTATACGCTATTCCCTATCAAGCCCGACGAGACGAAGCTGTATCAGCTGTACAAACAGTCCGTCGCCTCGTTCTGGACGCCCGAGGAAATCGATTTCAGCAAGGATGAGGCCGATTGGGATAAGCTGACCTCGAACGAACAGTTTTTTGTGAAGCAGGTTCTAGCATTCTTTGCGGGAGCCGACGGGATTGTACAGGAGAACTTGGCGACCCGGTTCCAGCGGGATGTCCAGAGCCCGGTTGCCAGGCTATTCTATGCGTTTCAGAATGCGATGGAGGGTGTGCACTCGGAGACCTACTCCCTCCTCATCGACAAGTATGTGAAGGACAAGGACGAACAGCTTCATCTATTTCGGGCTATTGATACCATCCCGTGTATTCGTCAAAAAGGTGAGTGGGCACTCAAGTGGATCGATAGCCAGGAATCGTTTGCGACCCGTCTCGTGGGATTTGCGTGCGTCGAAGGCATCTTTTTCAGCGGGGCGTTCTGTGCGATCTACTGGCTGAAGAAGCGTGGTCTTCTCCCTGGACTCACCTTTTCCAACGAACTCATTTCTCGGGATGAAGGGTTGCACACAGTGTTTGCGGTGGAGATGTACCGTCTTGAATCTTCGATTCCATCGGAACGGATCCAGGACATCATCACATCTGCCGTGGACATTGAAACTGAATTCATCTGCCAGTCTTTGCCGTGCTCCCTGATTGGAATGAATTCGAAACTGATGACGCAGTACATTCGCTTTGTGGCAGACCGTCTCGCCGTCCAGCTGGGTGTCTCAAAGATTTACAATGTCCAGAACCCCTTTGATTTCATGGAGATGATCTCGATGGAGGGCAAGGGCAACTTCTTTGAGCGGAAGGTGTCCGATTACTCCAAGGCGGGCGTCGGTGCCCGGAAAGAGGACATGACGATCAAGTTTGATTCCGAAGATTTTTGAATGAATATGGTAGATCCATAATCTTTCTGAAACAAGTATAAGAATGGCACATCTGGCCTCATACGGATTTAACCGAAACAATCGCAGGTCAAGCTCATCGGGTCCTTCTCAACCGAGTCTGAAAGACCAGTATCTGGCTACAATAGCCGATGATCTTGAGCGTAGCGATGCTGCTAACTTTGCCAAGCACACGTCTGCGTTTTATTCGGAGTTGGGGTCAGACACTCCTCGGGAAAAGTTAGATAGCGAAATATCCCGTTTGCATCCTATGATGTATGCCATTATTCATGCCAACGTTGCGATGGTAGATACTCTTCTTAAGGAGTTTCCTGGAACGTATTATGTGGATGGAACCTTTGTAGGACCAAATTTCAATAATCAGTTTGACAAACGCATCCCCAATTTTCCTCCCGAGCTTGAGGGAAAGACGTATCGTGGAGTTGCAGATATCGCCATAAAGAAATCCAGCGATCCCGCGAAGGTTGAACGGTTTAAGCAGATTAAGAATCTTCTTCTTCGTTCAGGTGCAAAGCCTAAGACACATTTCGGAAAGCTTGTATTTCCAGAGGACAAAGAGCACGTTGATTATTACAATGCTACCCGTTCCAAGGGTGGACGCAAGACCAAAAAAACGTATAAACGTAAAGTATCTGCTCGCCGCTCGACACGTAGGCGTTTAAAAGCATAGTAAATACTAAGGTAGGAACATAAATGGAATTCTTTCATGGTGTCGTAGCCCTCGTTGCTGGTATTGTTCTAATTCTGACGGGTTTGGTTGCGTGGATGTATGTTCAGCAGTCCCGCATGGCCCAGGCGATCAATGCTCTGGCCATTGCGATCACGGCCCCGCCTCCCTCCTTTGCCCAGCACGTCCCTGAGCCCGAGTCTGAGACCGAGCCCGAGCCCGAGGTGTCTCACGAGGACGAGCTGTCTGCCCCTGCCCCTACTCCGGCCCCGCCACCGACCCCGGCAGAGACTTCAGTCCCGCCCCAGGACGACCGTGTGAGCGTCCACGAGGACCTCGAGCACGATGGAGAGGATGTGGAGCTGATGGGTGAGGATATGGCCACGCTCGGTGGAAAGACGGCGGTCCAGCTCCGTGAGCTTCTGACAGCCAAGGGTATTCCCTACAGCAAGAGCGACAAGAAGTCCACCCTGATTTCGCTATTACAGGTAGCTTCTTAATAAAACCAAGAACAAGTATGAAGCTCATAAGTATCGATATCGGGCTTCGGAATTTAGCTATATGTGTCCTTGAAGGTACTTCCAGGACAGATATGTGTATTTCCCACTGGGACGTGATTGACGTCATTGGGGAGAAGAACGGGCATGTGCGTACATCCTGCTACAAATGCTCCAAGCCCGCCATGTGGGTGCAGGCGGGGGCGGGGACGCAGGCATGTTCCCGCCATCGCCCGAAGAACCTCACTCTGACTAAGGCAGCTCTCGGGAAAAAGACGATCCCGGAGCTCCAGGAGATGGCCAAGACGTACAACCTTGTCGGAAAGACGACGAAGAAGGATCTGGTTCCTGCTATTTGGACAGAAATGAACAAGGCTGGATGGTCAAAATTTAAGGGAAATGCCAGAGCTCAAGGCGGCGGTGTTCTTGATCTGGTGGGCGATATCATTGCGTCGCTCGATCGCCGCGGAACTTGGTGGGAAGGTGCGGATTTAGTGGTATGTGAGAACCAGCTCGATCGCAGGATGTTCGCGGTTCAGGCGATGATTCACATGTACTTTGCCTGTCGCGGATTCCGGACGAAGGGAGTGTCGGCCATCCACAAACTCGATAATGTGACGATGGCAGGGGATGCGACGGGAACGTACCGCGGACGCAAGAAGACGGGTATTGTACATTGTGAATCCCTGTGTCCCCCCGCAAACGTTGCTTTTTTTAAGTCACACAAGAAGAAGGATGATTTGGCTGATAGTTTCCTACAGGGTTTGTATTTCTTAGAGCATCCAGTATAATAATATAGGTAGGGATGTCCAAACTCGGACCCGCTCTTCGTTCACAATTCATGAAAGGCGTGAAAGACGTTCTCAAAACCACGGCCAAAGAAACTATGAAATCTGCCGCCGAAGAGCTGTTGACGAAACGGCCCCGCGTTGCGACAATGGAGAGGGTGTCTATTTCCCCTCTTCCGTCCCCCTCTTCCTTTTCCTCTGCGGCCGCATCCGCACCTGCACCTCCGCCCGTACAGTTCCCTGCCCTTTGTGTTTGCAAGTACGAGCCAAACGCCCCAGATCTCTCGGATGGAAATAAGCAGTATATCTGTTCAGGATGTTCGCGGTCGGGGATGGGAGAGTACAAGACTGTCATTGAAGGCCGGAAGTTTGCCGCCTCAGCTCCTCTCAAGGGTGGAAAGAAGACTCGGCGTCGTACGCGTTTACATCTTACAAAGAGGATGCGGAGGAGACATAATAGAAATGGAAGTTCCAGGAGCTGATCTTCTGATGAACACGAACACCCTCGCCGCAGACACAAAGCTTCCTGATATGGAGACAGTGAATCTCGATTTCACGGACCTTCCCTCCGAGCCCGTTCCCCCGCCCCGCCTCGTCCCCTCTGCCGCCGATGTCGGTACCACGAAGACGTGGGACGGCGTAGAGAACTTGAACGCCGAGGCTTACCTAAAACCTGTTTCTCATACTCCCAAGATGTCCGAGGACGCCATCATGAAGAAGAAGTACGAGCTCCTCCGCAAGTTTGCCCGTCTCGATAAGATGGGTGTCCCGATTCGCAAGCGGTTCACGATGGACTCTCCCCTGGACGAGATGGAGATGGAGCTCGAGTTTATCCGCAAGGAGAAGGCCATGGATGCCACCATCAAGCAGTTCTCTGAATGGTTTATCACGGGTATGTCCGCCCTCGAGTGGGGATCCAAGAATGTGAATATGGTCAAGATGTTCGGTCTCCAGCTTGACGGTCTGTCCCAGAGTGCCCAGATGAACGTGGGCGATCTGGAAGAGGATTTCGAGGAGCTTTATGATCTCTACGGCGACCAGATGCGGATGCACCCGCTCGTCCGCATTCCGATGCGTACCTGCTTCATGGTGTACATGGTCCACCTCACCAACCAGATGGCGATGAAGGCCCCGGTTCCCAATATCCAGGAGATTCTGCGGCAGAACCCTGATATCGCCCGTCAGATGGCCGCTCAGGCCATGCAGGGTCAGACCGAGCAGTTCCGGCAGCAGGCTCAGCAGCAGCAGCAGCGTGCCACAGTCCCGACCTTCCCCAGCTCTGCCCCCGCCCCTGGACCTGTCAAGATGCCTGCCACCTCCAACTTTGACAATCCCCTCGCCGGTCTGATGTCCTTCCTCGGTGGAGTGAACACTCCTCCTCCTCCGCAGCAGCAGGGTCCCCCGTCATCCACTCGCACCATCCCCCTTAAGGCTCCGGCTCGCGAGATGAAGATGCCGAGTGGTACTGGAATGGGTATTGGCGATATCCTGAACAAGATCAATAAGGAGGAGAAGAAGGTCGGGTCCACAAATACCACCCCCATGCCGCCCACCCAGGCCCCGACGGCTCCCGTTATGACGTTTTCGGCCGGACCGCCTCCCCCCCAGCCCGCTCGGAGGTCAGTCCTCAAGCGGTCGGGCGGATCTGAACGCAAGTCCGCTAAGAACTCGGTGGTGATCAAGCTTTAACATAACCTAACTTCCACTCAAATCAGGATTGCTGGTAATGTACTGTATAGTGTTTGATCCAGTCAGTAGTTCATTTAAAGCCGTGTACCCCAGTATCGCGGGACCGGTCGCACCCCCAATCAGCGTTCCGGATACACTCCCGCTTCCGTTGACAAGGATCGATAACCCGTTCACGTTCGTGTACCCAAGCAGCGACGCCATTATGTAGTTCTTGACATTAAACTTGAAATCTGAGATTCAAGTTGTATTCTGCCTACAAAGACAATCTGGCGAAGTAGTAAATGTCAGATTATGTGGTAACACTTGACGAGCTTATTGCCGGACTTCCGGTTGGAGTGACACCAGAAGAAGTTGACTCGATTGCTGTGGCACCCATACTCAATCCACCTGCTTTTGTGTTTTCTCTAAAATTGTGGGCATCTGTAGGCTTCCCTGTGAACGGCAAGCTATTTGCAATCAATCTACATCCTCCGTCTCCGTGCCCCGATGGATCTCCACGCACGGTGTATGATTACATTTCGTTCTTGTTAAGTGCAGATCTCGACGGAACAATAGCAAATTTGAACACACAGCTCCTGGGGATCGTAGTAACGTATACCCTATCCGGGAACTCGATTCAGTTCTATGCGTCGAAGGCGTGAGTCTACTTCGAGGACATTAAATTGGATATCTGAGTTTCTAACTTTTCGACGCGATCAAGTAAAACCTTGATGGCTTCGTGATGGTAAGGTGTGATTGCACTGTAATTGAGGGTGAGCTGGGCTCCGTCCGGATGTGTGTATCCGTCATCATCGACTTGACCGCTCAGAGAGGTATTCGGGATTGTGGAAACCATATGGTTAAACCCTGCCTTGTGAATATCCTGGGCAATGAAACCGCTATGGAGTCCCCCAGATGGATCAGATTTCCAGGAGTAGTACATTCCACTCACGCTCTGGACAAATCGTATCGCTTCCTCGGCCGTAATACCACCCGAAATATTTTTGAGGCGTTCATCGGAGGTCGCATCAAATTCAGTTGCTTGAATACGTTCGCTTGTGGCTAAACTGTATGGAGCCGTTGTTCCTGCACCTGTTCCTG